GTCATGAATACATTCAATAAAAACAAGCAGCGGGGAAACCGCATCACATTTGGAGCACAAGCTCCCGTCGTTATTAACGATAAGTTGAAAACTACCATTCGTAACACTCGAAAGGCACGTTCTTCAGTCGAACAGGATGGGCTAGAGGCCAACTCGCACACCCAGTACGACCACGAAGTCAAGTTCGAGAACATACGTACAAACGTCAATATTTGCCGCGTCAAAGACGATGACACCGCGCTAACGGGTGTCGCAAAAGGGGCAATTATGGGCGGAGTTCCAATCACTGTTCCCAGCAACACTGCTGGCGCCACAATGCACGCTATGAAGAAGCGGTGCGACTATGCACCTCATCTTCAGGACATTGAAGCTTTCAAGGAGGGCCATGAGATTCTCATGTCTAAGTTCGACCCCCTCCCTGAGATCCGCATGGATCAAGCTCTGTTTGATAAGTACTTAGCGCGTTGTGGAGCCTCAAAAGCTGACCGCCTCCTGGAAGCAATTAGTGCGTTCCAGCTGAACACTGAGATGGACACGAAGCATGTGTTCGCGAAACAAGAAGTTCTCCTCAAGCCACACGGTGCTCAGCCGCGCGTTGTATATCAGGGTACAGATATGTACAACGCGCTTACTGGCCCTATCATTATGGAGCTAAATGATAGGCTGAAACAGGTGTTCTCCAAGTCTAACCCGAAGAATATAGGCAACATCGCAATTTACGCATGCGGTGCTTCGGGCGAGGAGTTGGGGGACATCATGGATCAGGCCGAGGGTAAGCCGGTGGAGAGTGACATGAACAACAATGACGGGAGCCAATCTGCAGAGTTTCGCAAGCCAGAGGCGATGCTCTACAAGAAATTGGGAGGACCATTGTGGTTTGTGCGCGAGTTTGCTAGGACAGTGAAGATTAGGGTATGGACCAGATACGGGGTATCGGCCGATATCGAAGGGCAGCGGTGGTCGGGGGAAACCACCACCACTCCCGGAAATTCCTATGTAAGCATGGCATTGATGCAAGCCGCTTTGCGGCGGGCGGAAATAAAGCGTAGCACAAGCGTACATGGTGGGGATGATTACCTAGGGTATATTGTCGGGGATGATGCTGAGTTTAAGAAAGGGGTTGAGGCCGTATGTACGGTTAGTGGCATGAAGGCCACGGTCGTACCTCAACTCTCCAGGCATCATGCAACTTTTTACCGGAAACGGTACGTCAAGTCACCTATAGGATGTCGCCCCGTCCCGCAGTTCGGGCGCGTGTTGGCAAAATTGAACCTGCGGGCAAACCGCAACACGCAGGTCAATGACCGAGATTACATGGCTGGCAAGTATATGTCAGCTGCGTATGAACATCGACACGTTCCGGGCATAAAAGAGATGTTGCTGGACACCGCGGACAGATTGTCCGACAAGCCCTTTTTTGACGTTAGAACCACAAAACTAGCCGAAATGGGGGGAGCAGAAAAGATTCGTGCGGTCGTGGGTGAAGCCGCCGTGCACCCAGTGGGTGATTTTTCAGAGTTCCTTAATGAAATCTACGGTATAGGATTTGAAGACCTTGTTGACGTGTATGCCCGTACGGCCGAGTCATGTGTCCAGTTCTGTGAGAACTGGACCCGTGTAGGTAAGGGGGGCAAGGTCGAGAACCGTAAGGACAACTGGAATTACAAAGCGCCGATTATGTGCGGCGACACGGTTGAGGCTCTCATGCGCATGGATGTTTAGAACCAGAGACACCTTGCGAGGAGGATGGGTGAATAGCAAGTAAACACCAACCTTCT